GTATTGTGTAAAATCAAAAGTTTAACTCAAAAACATTTCTTTTTCTGCCTTACGTCTTTTAACAAGTCCTGCAGAGTTGTCCTTGCCGATAAAGCACCAACCGGAATATTTATCCTTATCTCCACGCTTAGAACTTGGATTTAATCTTATAAATTGTTCTGCAGTAGCTTTAAAATCTTTTGCATTCAATTTTTTCAACAAAGTTGAACTAGAAAAATTACCATAACCAATATTATACTCAAGCGAAACAAGGGCATCAAACTGATTCTGAGTCAATGCGACCTTAACAAGTCTTGCGACATTATTCTCATGGATCTTGATATCAATCTCAAACAACTTGTTTGCCTCGTCCTGAGTAATAACATCGTCAGGTCTCACATTATTTGTATGACCATATCCAATAGTTAAAACACCTGCAGGGCACTTGTAGGCTTTCAATCTGCAGCCTTCATAATTTTTTATAAAGGTTTTTCCTTTTTGCGATATTTTCATTTATCCCTCCTTATTTCATCAAGTCTATGATGTGCCGATTTTGTGCTTTCATCAATTCTGCACACATCTTTTTCAATTTCTCTTAATTGTCTAACTATAATATCGTTTAAAATATCTGTTAGCTTTTCTTGATTTGTTTTTAATTCTTTAATCGTTGAGCAGATATTTTCAATCTGCAAATCGAAATTTTCTCTTAAACTATTTACCGAATTATTAAAATCTTTAATTGCATTATCAAGAGAAGTTGTTAGTTTCCCAAAAGCTTTGCCAGTTATAAATATTTGATAAACAATAGAACCAAGAGCCGTTACCAACGTTATATACATTAAAATTTTTTCCATCACTACCACTTATCTCCTTTTAAATCTCTGCCAAAAACTTTTTGAAAATTATCAACCGAATGGAACATTAAAAATATTCTCCATTCTTTAACCCCTGAGACCTTACACAAGGAGCAAAATATAAGTGTTGACAAATATCTATCATCTCTTGCATCCTCATGATGCTCACATAGCCAATCGTGAATCATACTTGCAAGTCTGAACTTTGGATCATCCGGAGTGCCGATTATATACCAACATCCTGCAGGAATGTTTGCACCATTCCAACGATAACCTTTTTCAATGAAAAAGTATGTTGTCAGCCCTTTGTAGGTTATTCGCACCCACAAATCCCTAAGATTTATATAAGGCTTTTTGTCGATATCCGCTATAGCCTTTTTGCGTTTTTCTATTTGCTCTTCTGTAGGATTCTCAGGTAACGGCGGATATTGCAACGTATCCCATTTTGGCTTTGTACTGAACTCAATTTTTATGAGTTCATCTTCAAACCAAGTAATAAAATGCTTAATGTTTGGTGCGACTTGCAAGCACATCTTAAAACCTCCAAATAAACTTAAACTCAACTCTTGTTATTTCTCCGCCCCAACCTGAGGGATACACTAAAAACGTATATCTCTCATTGTGAAATAATGCTAAAAATCCGATAAGAAAAAGAGTAATTATCTTTTTCTTAATTGCGTTGATAGCTTTGGGTTTATCTTGTTGATACCACTTTCAACAATAGGATCAGCAATTTTTAAAAGCTGCTCGTCAGTGAGAGGACAAGTACCAGTAAAGTAAGTTATCCCAACCCTTACACCCTGAGCAATTAACTTTTTTTCAACTTCATCCACCGTTTCAGATCCTTGAGTTTTGTCGAGAATATCTGCAATTTTGTCCTCGATATTTTCTCTTACATCATCTACTTTTTTGAATTTGTTTTTAAACCAGTCAAACATACTGACCTCCTTTATTGTGTAATACTATTGCATTTAAAAAATGCCCTGCCCAAATTGCTGCAGAACTGTATACGCACTGCAACATACCCAACCACCCAACCAAAAATTATTAATAAACTATTTGAATGTCTTCCAATTCTTGAATAGTTTCTGCATTATTAATCGCAGCTTTATAATCAATAAACTTTCCATCCAGTTGTGCAACCCTTCCTGCATACTCAAGATAAAGTGCTTGTACTTGTGCTTGTGTCATAGCAGGAGCAGGAGCACCGCCATAAAAACGAATTTGCCCTGCAGGAATACCGGTTGGCATATCTTTTAATGCCATCAAGCAGAATATAAAATCGTACGTTGGAGTTTTAATTGAAAATTCCCCAATACTTGTAGTAATAGTTTGTTTATTGGCAAGTGCCGTTGCATTCTCAGCTTGCATCTCCGCCTTAAACATTTCAAGCAGCTCAGAAACGCTATCGCATTTATATTCTTGACTTAAAAATATTTCTTTATATCTAAATTTTCCGTCAAGTTCCTGTATATCTTTTCTGAGATATACTCCATTAGGTGATAACGTATTGTCAACCTCAAGAGGTTTTTCAGTGCTTTCCGTTTCTTTCCAATTAAGTATCATTTTGTTTCTCCTTATTCTTTTTCAACTGATGCAAGCTGACAATCTTTTTGCACCTTGCTATATTTACATATGGCTTGATCCTTGTCTCAAATACATTGTAAGTATCGGTATGCTTAAACCATCCGATATAACTCAGCATTTGACAGCATTCAAACCAATTGTGATTTTTCTTTTTAGCAAGCTTTAAAGCCTTGCGTGTAGCTTTCAATAAAATGGTTTTTCTGAATAAAGTTTTATTTCTGTAAAATTTAAACCCCATAAAATCAACGGCTCTGCCTTTTTGCACACCGTCTTTGTCTGTATAATCGAATCTAAATACTTGATAATTTCCTTTGAGTTCAAGATTGATTTCTGAAAAAAACTTTTGTATTTCCTTAACCGCTTTATGCAGATTCTTTTTGTTGCGAGAAAAAAGAACAATATCATCAACATACCTGACATAGCATTTTATTTTCAAATGTTCTTTTATAAAGTGATCGAAGTCCTGCAAGAACCAATTTGCAAACCACTGAGATGTGTAATAACCAATAGGCAACCCAAAGTCCATATCTTCACCGTCAAAGACAGCAACACTTGAATCAATAATTAAATCCAAAACCCAAATCATTTTCTCATCGTGAATTTTCTTACGGCATAAATCTTTCAAAATGCGTTTATCCACATTCTCAAAAAAATGTTTTATATCAGCCTTTACAACATATTTTATTTCTGCAGGATTCCTTTTTATAAATTTTTCAATGTAACGCTTGCCGTACAAACCGCCACGCTCAGGAATAGATCCGCACGACCAAACGTACATACCTTTCATAATCACGTCTTGCATTACCTGCACAACGGCGTGATGCAGTATCTGTTCGTGTAAATAATCAGGCTTAATGATTTTTCTTTTCTTTTGTCTGATGCCGTCATTTATCTCATGAGCAGTATGCTTGCGAATTTTAAAAGTGCGATTTATCAAATGATCCTGAACGTACTTGATATGATGCTCAATATTATCCAAAACCTTTATAATATCAGGTCTATCACGCTTACCTATTGATGATTTATATATTGCCTTTTCTATATTTTCGTAACTGACTAATTTTTCAAAGAGATGGTTATATGATTTCACGTTTCTTATATCCTCACAGGGGTTCAACTATGCTACTATCCTATGCCTCTTGTGCGGTTAATTTTTACCAAGCGGTAGGGAGTAAAATCTACATTAAGAATTTTTATAAGAATAGGACGAACCGATGTTCCAGTTGGCATTCGAGACAAGGTTGTTCAGATTCGAGTAGAAAGCCCCGACCAACAACCCATTGTTGCAGTTGCCACCGACAATAGCCCGAAAGCGTAGATTAAACCCCACAAACTATTAGACACCTTGGGGGAGAAATCCCCCAAACCCCCTTAAAGAGGTTTACACGAAACAGACGACCCGTAGGCCCTGCCCGCAGCCGACTCAAGGCTGCCCAGAGCCGAGCAGACAGCCCCACCCCTCAACCCACTGTCGCAGACGCCACCGACAAAAGCATAATTGTTTTGTGCGTTGTTAAACCAAAAACCATCACAACTAAAAGTTGAAGATGAGCCATTAGCAACCTGAGGGAAGAATCCGTACTGATTCAAAGCAAAGCCGGACTGATAACCTCCGGATGTTCCGGAAGGAGTTGCCCCGATTGAAATATATCCAGTACCGTCAGTATTATAATTAGTTGCAGTTGATCCGTCCTGAGTGCCCTGTGTAAGTTTAATTTTTTGAACACCGTTGA